TACTACCAATAATAGTTGATAATATATTTTTACATTCTAATGATATTTTAACTTTACCAAGTTCTTGATTTTCTTCGTCAACAGAATGAGAGTGTATAACACCCTTCCATTTTATATATGTACCAATAGTAGCTTCAGTATCCATCTTACTTAATAAAGTATCTTGATCATTCATCCAACCTTGATAAATAGTTACAATACCACCAATACCATTATACTTTTTTAAAAGTGGTATAATTGTATTTGGCACACCATTTAACGAAAGAGTAATTTGATTAGTCTTAACATCTTTAGTTTCTTCAACAGCAGCTAATTCTAAAACACCTGCTGAAGGGTATGTTTTAACTTCACCATAACCTTGTAAATTTTCAGTTATCATTCTTGAAGATGTATTTAAAAATAAAGCATTTTTAACATCACTATCTGGTTGTACAATAACAAACTGAACTGGGTAACCCCCTTCAGCTTGAAGATAGTTATTAGTAATTGCTCTAACCATTATAATACCTCCGCAAATTTAAATGTATCGTATTTATATAAATTCTTATTTTCATCTTTAGGAACAATTGTTACAGCTGGTTTATTAGTTAACATTAACTTCATATTAACATCTGCACCCATAAGTATATTAACATCACTAACATAAACACTTGGTGGTGTTACATTTGTTAGTTCAAATAAAACTTTATTAGATGTAGATAATGCTCCATTTAAATGTTTATAAATTTCTTTATTAGCATAATTAGTTGAAGTAAAATCTGTAATACCATCAACTATAATAGTAGCTACTTGAAATGTAAAATCAGCAGCTGTATTATTATCCATGTCAGCAACATCAATAGTTATAACATCACCAACTTTTACATTAACACTTGGTGTGTTAACAACAACTGAAGTAATAGCACCAACTGAATCAACAATTATATCAAATGTACCAATAGTACTTGAAGCATTATTGCTTGTACCTGGAACATTATAATGATCAGTATCTATTCTAGCAGGATCAGCAGCTGAAAAAGTTCCTACAGTAAGTAATTTACCTTCAATAACAAAATTGATTGTTGTTGTAGTGCCTACAGTAGTAACTGATTCTATTTTTCTTGTATTTGCAAATAAAGGTGCATCAACTAATGTGTTTATAAAATCACCAGCAGTATATGTACCTGAAGCATTTTCAATTGTAATACCATTAGTAATTATAGTTGAAACTATATCTCCAGTTAAATTAACAGGATTATAATTCACAACATCTGTACCAGTAGGTGTTGTATATTCTAAAGAACAACCTTCATAATCTAAACCCCATGTAATTTCAAAATAACCAACATGATTAGGTAAAGTTTCTCCATAATCTTCAGGAAAAGCTTTTACACTTAAGTTTGTTATAACACCATCAGTTTTAAGAATATTAGTAGATGATCCTGCTTCAATTAAATTTTCAAGATAAGTTATAATTTGTTCTGCTGATTGATATATAGCAGGTATATTTATTACTAAAGGATTACCATTACTATCTAAAGCAGTATTTCCATTACTTAACTTTATAGTCATTGTACCATCTTGATATGGAGTAGTAAAAGCATTAATTAATGTTTCATTAGTTAATGTTTGTCCAACCATAGAAATATTTGTAAGTTCTATTCTAGTATTAGGCGTAATAAAATTAAATGTAAATGTACCAGTAGAAGAACCTCCTGAATATACTTTACTATGTATTATTTGACCTAACTTACTATTTTGTAAATTTTGTGCAGCAGTTAAAAAAGAACTATTAGAAGTACCTGCCATACAAAGCCCTATGAAATTATTTATGTCATTATTTGATAATTGACCAAGTGGTATAATTAATTTTATATCTGTACCATCAGCATAAGTTAATTGGGCACTTGATGTAGCATCTTTAAATATTATTTCACCTTGAGTATTATTGGCACTATTTCTTGTTGGGCCACCATATAAATCATATGATACTATTTCATGTTCATCAGCTTGACCACTAACTATATAATATCTATCAGTAGATCCAACAGACGTAAGTGGTAAACCAACACTACTTAATAAAGGTGTTGATAATCTAACTTTACATGTTCCTGTACTTGAAGATGTAAATATAGAATCAGTTGATCCTAACGGTTTAGCTATTTGATATAGTTTATGAAAGTTTTCAAATTGTAAAAAATCACCAACTTTAAATATGTCAGTAGTATTAGGTAATAAATTTGTTAACGTAATTTCTCTTGTAGTAGAATAACTATAAGCTATTAATTTTATATTTGTTTCACCAGCTTTTAAAGGTACTGATGTTGATTGCATAATATTATTTCCATTATTAGAACTAATATTTACATTTAAAAATTTGATACCATCATCAATGCTAAACAATTCGTTTTCAACCTCTCTAAATTGTTCCTCAGTTAATAAAGGTAAGTCAGCCTCAAATGACATTACACTTGGGCCTAATCTATGTGTTCTAGCATATCCACCTGTTGTAACAGACCTAGCTGAGTTAGCTGATCTATTCATTGATATGTCATTAGCATATTTAAAAATTGCACTTGTAGCCATTATATATTTCTCCCTCTTACACCTTGAGTATTCTTCGTGTAAGCTTTATTTGCACCGCCAACTTCGGCTGAAGCTGAAGATATAACGCCTTTAATTTGATCAATTGATCTTTGATCTACGTTACCACTTATATTTATATTAGTTATATTTGTATTACCTGATTGTTTATCAACCTTATTTCTAGGTATAACAACTTCACCAGGAGTTAGCATTGTGGGTACTCTATCAGTATATGGAGCACCACCAGGTACAACACCACCATCAGCCATACCAAAGAACCCTTTTGCTGAACCTATTCCCATAAGATTAGATCCGCCTCCTCCGCCTCCTCCAAATAAACCACTAAATAAACCACCTATTTTACTGCCTCCCATAGAACTAAATAAAGAACCAGCTTTAGATATTAAGCCACTCATAATATTACCTTGTTCAGATGTAGCTGCATTTAAAGTATTTTGTTTCATTATTCTTTGATCAATTAATGAATTAAATATTTTCTCAACTAATATTTCAGCAGTTCTTTTAACAATTGTATCTGATATACTTACTAATACATTTTTAAATGCGTTTTTAGTTGTTTCTAATAATGAGTTACCTTGCTTTATACCTTCAAGCCATGTATCACCAATTATTCCACCAATTTTCTGACTGTCAATACCTACTAAACTTAATTGTGATCTGTATTCTTTTATTTGTTTTAATTTCATTGCATGCAATTTAACATGGGCATCATTATTAACACCTGGTTTATTTCCATCAATTGCGTCTGAACCAGAATCTCCTGCCCCATTTTCCAATCTCATTCTAAATTTAGTTTTAAAAGATTCTGCTAATTCTTTTTCTTGAGATGTTTTAATACGTGCTTCTTCTGCTGCTCGCATATCACCTCTAGGATTTGGCATATCAGCAAATGTTCTTGTCTTTGATGTTCTTCTATCCATATTAACATCACTAAAAGCACCTTTTTGTGCTTTAGTAAGTTTTGTATAACTTGCTGTTAATCCTTCTACTGCTATTTTTGCTTTATTTAATTCAGTAAGATTATCCTCATTACCTATACCTAAAGTTTCCCAAAATGTTCTAACTATAATATCAGCTTGATTCATTATCTTTAGAAACTTATCTTTAATGTAATTTACTATTGCTTTTATTTCATCTCCAAAAGCTATCCAAGCAAATACTCCTAATTGTAAAGCTGTAATTATTATACCTATTGGATTTACTCTAAAAGCTACTCCTAAAGCATGCATACTTACTGCGGCAACTTTAATATTAGCTGACATTAATAACATTGCCTTACCTATATTACCAATAAAGCCTAGTATCTTTAATGCCAAAAATATTTTAATAGCTTTTACAAGATTATCAAAATTTTCAACAACAAACTTTATAAACTTACCTAAGTTTTCAAAACCTTTTGCAAGTCCCTCACCTATCCTTTTAGCTAATATCTTTATTTGAGTATCATTTTCTTTAAAATTACCAACTAATTCCATTACTTGTTTTTTTACACCTTCAAATAAAGGTTTAGCAGCTTCTTGTCTGATTTTAAAATAAGCATCCCCAACAAATGAAACTTGTGCCTCTAATGTGCTTTCAAAGTCTTTTGTTGCTTTAGAATACTGTCCACCATTAGCAAATACTTCAAAAAATCTTTTTCTAGTTTCTTCAATTGATATCTTAGCACCTGCTTCAAAACCTAGCATTGCTCTAACACCACGTTCTCTAAATACGTCAGCAGAAGCAATACCACCAGCAAACGCTCTTTGTATTTGTG